AGGAGTCTGAGTATTTTGAGGAGTCTGAGTATTTTGAGGAGTCTGAGTATTTTGAGGAGTCTGAGTATTTTGAGGAGTCTGAGTTTTTTGAGTTAGATGAGGAGGTGTAATCGTGGTCGGTGTAATCTGTGTCGTGTGTGTTTCCCATTAATGAACTAAATTGAGTTTTATAACTCTTAAACCGACGTTGTTCAAGTTCAAGTTCAACTGCTTCTTTAATTTTAGTTAAAAATTTGTGTGCAGATTTGACGTAGGTTATGATTTTATTAAACTCTAATGTAGCTGTTAGAAATAAATTTACAATTTTGTCGTTTTCTGTGTCGATCCCGTTTGTGCAAACATAATTGTTGCTTACTAATGATTTGTTTGCATATTTTAATAATAAATCTAACACTTTCATAAAATCGATAAAAATGTCATTTATTATGTCAATGGTTTTAATTATGTGAGTTGCATTTTCAATGTCAACTTGAGTTATATTACCTGCTATATTTTCAATTCCATCTATGCATTCTAATGTATGTTTGACAATTTTTAAAGAGTAAATCATATCATTTATAATCAGTGCATTTTTTTGGTGATGTAAACAGTTTGTATTAAGTTGTTTTTGATAAACATCTCGTTGTTTTTTATCAGGATTCTTTCTAATTTTATCATCATTTGTGTCAATTGTAATTTCTAGTGTAAACCACTTTGGGTTATTAATTTTTTGAATAATTTGTGGAATTGTTAATTTCTTAGAATTTGTTGCAAACTTTAAATGTTCGACCGCACATTTGAGTTGGGTTAATAATATCGACATATTGTTATTGTTAAATATAACTACAATTATAGATTAACAAGATAAACAAAATTTTCTATTAAAATTCACAATGCGTCTCATCAGTTTCGACGTCGGGATTAAGAATCTTGCTTATTGTGTCATAACACAGTCGAATTCGCAAACGCGAATCCCAGCTTGGACCTGTGCGAATCTCCTCGAATTAAACGCGCCGACGTCGTCCTCTCCACCATCCATATGCAATCATATGATTGCCGCAAAGAAAAAAGGCACACCAGCAAAACAGTGCGGAAAACACGCAAAATGGCGAGCGCCACCGTCATCTCCCGGCGCACTATTCTGCGAAACGCACGCTAAAATGCAAACGCAATGGATAATTCCCAAAAAACAACATCAAACCTCTCAAATAAACAAACTAAAACTTCCGGATCTAAAGCAAGTTTGGAGCGGGATATCGAAACTCGAGACGGAAACAATCAGCCTAAAAAAGGCTGAACTGGTCGACCGAATCACTACACATTACGCGGCAGTATGTTTTCAGAGCACAACCCCCACCGAAAAAACGGCCACCGCATCGGAAACGGACTTAATCACCATTGGACGGGCCATCAAACAACAATTGGATTCGGACCAGGAAATCGACGGCGCGACGCACGTGATTATTGAAAACCAGATTTCGACAATTGCCTCTCGAATGAAAACCATCCAAGGAATGATTGCGCAGTATTTCATTATGCGTTTCGGCGACGGAGTCGTGATTGAGTTTGTGTCCTCTCACAATAAACTCAAGGGGTTTTCTCACAAACCGCCCCCTTCGGCCGAACCCCAGAAACCCACCACATACAAGGCCAATAAAACCGACGGCGTCGCCATTTGCCGACGATTCATTGCAGCAAACCCGGAATTGGCGGATTGGTCGCCGACGTTTGAGAGGTCGAAGAAACGCGACGATTTAGCGGATTGTTTTTTGCAAGGCGTGTGGTACTTAAAGGCCGGCAAATTAATATCTTACGCGGAAGACTTAAAAATAAATAGTGTGGATGTATCATAAGCTAAATAATATGGAAGTCATTGAACTCGGTTTAGGGGATTTAGATCCAGTACCAATTACTCTTGATTTTAAAGACGACGCACCAATGTCTATCCCCACCACGTCGGTCGATTTCGGAGGAGGGATTGAAATGTTTATGAATGACGAGCAACGCAGTGGTTCAAAGCAAGTAAATGTGGATTTCGCCGATTTAGATAAATTGGAATCACAATTGAACCAATTGTCTGGCTCTTCGTCTTCCTCTAAAAGTGGCGGAATGGGCGGTCTATTTGGAGACACCACAAAATCCATTGGCGGATTGGCGTCGAATTTGTTTGGATTTGGCAGCGGGAAAAGCGGCGCAGAAGCCGCTAAATCCGCCGGTGCGACTGACGGCTACGAACACACAGATTCTAAACTCGGACAATCCACCACGAGCAGTTTAGGAAACACGAAAACGTGGGACGGATTCACGAAGGTGAGCGACATTCCATCCAACGGCAAGACGAGCAGTACCAATAACTTGTCGGATCGCGAGAAGCGAAGAAAGAAGCGCGAGATGATAAAGAAGTTACAAGAGTGGTACGAAAGTGGCCAAGTCAAACAACAGCCGAGCCATTTTACAATGGATTCCGCTTATGAAGAAGTCGAGGACGAATACGAAGCCGCTCTTGAAGACAAACGAAAGAAAGACAGCGTGAAGTTGCAAGGTTGGTGGTTCATTACTTTAGTGAATTCACTCGAATATGCAAACTCCGCATTTGACCCTTTCGGGGTCAGTTTGGATGGTTGGGGCGAAAAAGTGTCCGAGGATTTGCCCGAATACGAAGAAATCTTCTCGGAATTGCACGACAAATACAAGGGCGGTAAATTGGCGCCCGAAGTGTCGCTGTTAATGCGTCTGGGATTTAGCGCGGCCGTTGTCGGATTTTCGAATAAGGCGCTTTCCTCTGCAGCCCCTGCGTTCGGAGACGTTATTCGCCAAAGCCCCGAATTGATGCGAAGTTTCAATGACGCCACTGTGAAGGCGCTCAGTCAACAAAGCCCCGGATTCGCATTTGCGTCGAATTTGATGAAACCGTCTCCGGACGACGTCAACACGAATTTCGGCCCTCCTCCTAAACCGATAGAGACGAAATCACAGCCACCGCCAGTTCGTCCGGGCGCGATGCAGTTCACGCAAGAACCCGGGCGCAATTATAATTCTTCCGCCGGTCCATCGAATCGACCTGATTTGGCGATGAGTCGCGGCGCAATGTTCCGAGAATCCGGCGTGGATTTAGGAAATGGGTATTCGGATATTGGATCTAAACGACCCGAAATGCGCGGACCACAGACTGACGTGGATGATATCTTGTCGGGACTGAAGATGAAGACCGTGAATATTCACGAACAGTCGAGTTCGTCTGGAGTGAGAATAGAGGACGAATCGATGGTGAGCATTTCGTCTTTGCGAGATATGACCAATATGGAAGTACCGAAAAAATCCAATCGTCGCAAGAACCGTTCGGATAAAAACACAATATCTTTGGGAGATTTGTAAGAGATTGAGGAGGCGTGTAAATATTATCAAATATAGAATGGTATAGTATACAAATGTCAAAAACGAATAAACGTCGCGAACCGAAAAGCGCAAAAAAGCCAAAAGGCACAAGAAGGAACTCCGGCCGTCGCGTAAAAAAACAACGCGGTGGTATGATGTCGAATTTGATTGGTATGCTATTTGGAAACCCACTAGGGGGCGTAAAACAAAACGACCAACAACAAAACGACCAACAACAACAAAACAACGGCCAATCATTTACCAAATAATCCAGATGTGTGAGAGGTAAGGATATAGTGTTCGGCAAATCTAGTTTAACACTATATTCATTAATAATAAATCAAGAAAATGTGGAATACAATTCTCTTAAATATTGCATTGTCTGTCATAATCATCTACACTTCTCACCAAATTTGGGAATATTGTAAAACCAATTACACGACTCACAAAATCAAAAACGTGGCCGACGTTCAAGTTTCTAAATATAAATCAATGTTGGAAGATATGGAGAGGACGTTATCTCTGACAAACACAGGCGGAACGCAAGTCTCTTGCACAAACGCGTTTGTTTCGTCGGAAGAGAAAGAATGGATTCGTCGTGAACTGGAAGACTTCGTGGCATTGTCAGAATGTTGATGGCCGTACTCGCTCAATTTACTACTTGGACACCGAAGGCGATGAGGTCATCCTCACTGCGTTATGTCCGTGTAATAGCCCGTCGAGATGGTAAAGTCGATTCTACCGATATACAACTTTGCGCGCCGAAACAATGGTATGTGGTATTTTCAATCGATTCCATTGACGCGAAAACTTCCCCCCGCGCGTGAATATAATCCAACAGATAAAGGCGACACATAACGCAAGTGTAAATAGTAAACCATATTCATACAAATATATCGACCCATTCATTGTTGAGAATCCTTCTTTCTCTTCTATTCCGTACAACGTCTTAGAAATATATAATTTGCTTTTTTTATGATTATCCAAATGTTCCGGATGCAAATAAGATTCGTTTTCTGTTTTATAGGTGAAAAATGGATATTTGTAAGTGTACGTATTTAGCGTTGTAAATAAGTATTCATCTGCGTGATGTGAATTCACAGACGGGTCTAAGTCATATTTACCATTTCGGTACATTCTATTAATAAGACTATTTGCGGCAGACTTTCTGATTAAATACGCAAGAGCACTAAAAAAACGCGCATTGTTTTTCTCGTAATCAGATAAACTATTTAAATCCGGGAATTTCGTCCCCTCTAAAAACAAATAACTCAACATTATGATTTCCCAATCATATGGCGCATTCTTGATAACGTTATTTGTGGTCGTTTTCCAATAAGGTTTATATTCAAGTGTCGCGTCATCTTCCATTATTAGCGCCACAGAGTCATCAGGCATATCACTATTTGCAAACATACGAATAGTTTCTAGATGCGATAAAAAACACGCATATTCTGGATCGGTGTTTTTAGCCCCTGATTTGTCCAAATTAAAGCGACTCCGCACATTATTGGTTTTGTAATCGATGGCTGAGAATCTCTCGTTTTTTACGGTTTTGAAATCATCTGTTTGAAACATCGCCTTCATATTATCGCGCCTGTCATTTGACCTGTCTAAATTAATCCAATATACTACATCAATGCCGTTTATCATTTTACATTATACAAACATAAAATGAGGTAATGCTGGTATACTGTGTAGTATTCACGGACATAACGCAGTGAGGATGACCTCAGCGCCTTCGGCGTCAAGTAGTAAATTGTTTAATGTACATACTTCCGAAGGTCATCCCTTGGGATAAACATAAACACTGCATTCCCTGCGGGATGGAGTCCATACATTAACGTCTGGACTCCCGAAGGGAGCGTTGATGCCCCGCGCTTCGCAATGGCATCAACGTTCTCCCGTAGGGAATACAGCGTTTATGTTCCTCCCGAAGGGAGGAGTTTTACTCCATACGTCTGAACATTAAACATAAATCGCATAACATTCGCATTTCAGTTCATTCGGATTCCAAGCCGGAATCAATGTCCAGTTTTTCACATATAGTCTGTTAGCCGACAAATAATACAATTGGTGATTGTAATATTGATCCGGAAAGCACACTATCTTATTCGGATCCGGGTTAAAATACGCCGACCACCAACTGAACGTGCTGTTAGATGCAATGTGATGTTTGCAGTGGCTCATTGCCGCCATTTCTTCCACGTCCGTCAATGAACTCCGCACGATATCGTTAAAATGATAGTACTCAATCGGATATTGCGAGAGGTCGGGGTCATTTAACAGCGCCCCGACAATTCCGTTGGCCGAATTCGCGCATTGCTTTTCGTAGAAGCAAAGAACCTTGATTTTAATCGCAGAGTATTTGTATGTCTGTGCGATGTGAAGCAACGCCAATTTGTAATAATACTCGTTAATAAGGAGGAAATAGCACCTTTGCGTTTCATAGTCTCCTCGCCGAATATGCAGACTGATAGTTACATCTTCGCAGTCGCCATTTTGCTCAGTTAAACCACAGCATTTATACAAATGCGCAAACAACCCTCTTTTTTGAAACTCGTCCGCCGAACATTCCTCTCCCAGAATTTTCGACAAAACATTCATTCGGATTTGCGGGACGCCGATTGCGCCGAAAATGTAGTTTTTAAATGGCTCAAATATCTCGTAATTCTGGAAAAATCCGGCCAAAATGATAGAGGAGTCTTTAGAAAAATCGCGATTTAATTTTTCAGAGTCACCCGATGCATCCGCGTCGCAAAAAAGAGTCGCATAGTCGGTTTCAATCGATTTTTCCTTTAATTCTTTGCAGTTGCTCACGTCAAATGCAATTCCCGCCGATTTGGCCGAATAGTTTTGCAGGTTCGGCAGCGATGAGCATTCGTTCAGTATCGCCGTCCGTCCTAATTTAATAGAAAGAACGAGGGTAGCGGCGATTTGAAATAGAGTGTTTCCTAATCCTCCCCAGTAGTGCGTCGTGATCGAGCTCATCAATTATATACAAAGATTACTCTATTATTTATCTAAAAAGTGAACGACCGATCCGAGGTTTCGTTTCACCCGATAATATAAATGAAAATTACCCGCGACGACCCGGTCAGCGGACCAATACACTTTACGCCAACACGAACAGCCGCAAACAAAACACGCAAAAGATCCAACGTTGCAAATATTCCGCCGCCATTTTGTCGACAAGGCAACAAATATCCGATGCGCGAAGAAATCATCCGGCTCATCCCTCCACATAAACGATACGTGGAACCATTTGTCGGGTCGGGCGCGATTTTTTACAATAAACCGCCCGCAAAAGAATCCATATTAAACGATTTAGACGAGAATACTTGTAAGCAGCATCGATTTTTGCGGGACGCGCCGACCAGTCCGTCGGCTTATCCGTCAGGGCTTGACAATATTCCGGCGATTAAACGGTTCTACAAAACCACGCCGAAAACACGATCGGAAAAACTCATTCACGCGAAGATCGAGGCGTGTAACGGATTTTCCGGTTCGCCGGTGAGCGCGTCGTATGGAATTTATCGCAAAGCCGACCCCGTGAAGATTCTGAAACATCTGGAGTTTTATCAAAGCCGGTTGCGGAATGGAACGACCATTTTGAATCAGGATTATGGAGAGGTGGTGCGGAAATATGACTCGGCGGACACGTTTTTCTTTTTCGACCCGCCTTATGAGAAAACACGGTCGATTTATGGATATGGCGAACACAAGGATTTCGACTTTGAACGTCTTCTCGAAATTTTGAGAGGAATTAAGGGCCGGTTCTTAATGACGATTAATGACAGCGTGCGCATTCGCGAGTTGTTCAAAGAATTCACTGTTAAACCTACGAGTGTTTATGCTAGATGGTCGCGGAAGACGAAGCGGGCTTTGGCTAGAAAGGAACTGCTTGTTATGAATTATTAGAGAGGAGAATAAAATGGGCTTTGCAAAAATTGATTTCGAAAATCAACATAAATATTTGCGATAGTAAATATACAAGATACTATAGTAAATAACTCAATACTCTCTAGAACTACAAAATGAACTCTTTAACCAAATACACTGAACTGCTGATGCGTTTTCCGACATTTGAACTTTCCTATGAAACCGTTTCCCATAAGAAAGTTTCTGTCCAGCAAAATTATATTGCAGTTGGCATATCGACTGGCCGAAAATATTTTATCTGGCTGACTCACCGAGAAAACAGTTGCGAGGATGCCGCCTATTTATTGGGTTTGGACAAAGACAAACGCGTGTGTTCCGTGGAAGAATGTTCCGATGCAACTTGGTTTCAAAAAAGCGAAACGCCGGAGTTCGGGACCATCGTTTATGGAACAATGTGTGAATTTAGTCCATCGGATTCGCGAGTATTTTTAGCAGAAGATATTTATCAATACAAAGGTAACAAATTATCGAATTTGTGTTTTGGCGATCGTATAGGGTTCTTGCGGGATTTTGTGGCAAACTGTCACAATGCGCAAGTTACAAATCGACCTTCTTCGTGCGCGATTACTTGGCGCGTTGCATTGCCGATTACTTGGCGCGTTGCATTGCCGATTATGTGGCACGTCGCCGTCGGTCAAGAGCTCAGCCCTGAAATCCCACCCCATTTAGCAAAAACAATGGCTTACCAGGCGCATCATATTCAATACCGGGCGATTTCGAAAGTCGCGCCGTACATAAACGTGACTGTTCCAAAGCGCGGGACGTTGGGTTCTACTGCGTCAAATATAGCGCCGGTGTCTTCCGCCGAAGTGGCGCAAAAAATGACCGCCGCCGCGATTCTAAATCCGATTCCCCGTTTCGATTACACGAAACCGGCTTACCGATATTCGGCGGTATTTAACGTTTCGGCCGACCCCCAATTGGATTTGTATCATTTGTATGCTTATGGCGGCGGATCTGTCGCGGTGTATTGTGGATTGGCCGGAATCCAGTCTTTGCGAACGAGCGTATTTATGAACGGCATATTTAGGCGAATCCGGGAGAATGAGAATCTCGATTTGGCGGAAGAGAGCGAGGACGAGGCGGATTTCGAAAACACGGATTTGAATAAATATGTGAATTTAGATGCGGTGGTTCCGATCGAGTGCGTATTTAACCAGAAACACAAAAAATGGATTCCCGTGAAACTGGCGAACCACAATGATAAGGTGATTCATATTGAGAAATTGGCGGCTGGACTAGGGGGCGCAGGCGCGCATTATCACAAGAATAGGTAAATTTTGTGTAGATCTACGACAGTTTAATTGTTAATTGGTAGAATATAACCATTTAAATAATATTATAGTACAGTTTTTATACAAAATGGCTGACGTTGAATATGATGAGCGCAGAGAAAAATTATTTAGCAAAATGCTCAAAACTTATTACAAAATTCCAGATATGTGGAATGCATTCGTAGAACTTGACAAATCGGAGTCCAGCGTGAACACAGAAAAATATGAGAAATGCGTTCTTAAAGCAAAGAAGGCAATATTGCAAGTCGCAAACGAAAAAGGAATAGAAATCAACCAGGCCGAATTTCTTAAGCTAACCTTTCAAACTCTACTACCTACTAAACAAAGTTCGATCGAAAAGGATCCTAGTGCGAAAACTCAAATGAATTTGTATGAAATTCGAGAGACTGCGATTCATATATGCGACAGATTTAAAGAACTACTCTTGGATCCAGAACAAAAAAAACTACTCTTGGATCCAGAAGAAGATGCCACCGACTTCTTTGGCTACAGCTTACGCGGCGTTGTTATAACGGCCATAATGCAAGTCATGCGCAATTACACAAAACACAAAGTCAACATAAACATAAACAAACAGATTTGTGATTTTTTTGTATGTAATGACGGCTATTTGAATGATGGGGGAGTTGGAGTATGTGTATTATTACTTTATGTTATAATAAGCGAGTTTCCGGACAAAGGTGCCGAATATGCAGCCTTGTAGGAAAAAAGTAACAAATCTTCTCCCGCCGAGTCGCCAAAAAGAAGAGTTTTTTTGGAAGGTTTATACCTGTTTTCGGTCATAAAAAACTACCTGATGAAAAGCAGGGGGGATGGGCAAAAAGTCGCGGGCAAAAAAACGTCGCAACCGAAAAACGTCGCGTCGATGCAAATAAAAATGAATAGTATTGTGACCGAACCATTTTATTTCGCATCAAATCGCCATAATTATCTGCGAATTACATATAGAATTATAAAATATGGATGAAGAAGAACAACCTCTCGAGAATTCCGATGTCACAGCAGAAGAGTCAAAAGCAAAACGAAGATCTAGAAAACGTAGACGGCCAAAGAATGGAATGAAAATCACCAAAAAATCAATTGCAAAAGTCGACAAAACGATTTTAAAGGAATACAAAAAATACGTAAGACAAATCAAACGCAGGAAGAGTTGCAGAATAGTTTCATTTGAGACATTCGCAAAAAAACATATAAAAAAAACAAAAAAACGCAACCCGAAAGCCAATGGAGAAGGCAAAGGAAAAGGCAAGAAGGTTGAAAACGCGGAACAACAAGTTGCCGTTCTTCCAGAAGATCAACCTGATGAAAATATGGATAAATCGGTCCCTGTAGAAGAACCGGTACCTGTAGATGATCAATCTGCACCTGTAGAATCATTTGAGAATGTGGAATCAGAATCAGAATCAGTCCCAGAAGAACAATCGGCCCCGGCAGAAGAACAGCCCAAAGCTTTAGTCGAACCGTCCGAGCCCGAACCTTTAGAGGATACATCTGCCGAACCAGAATCCACACCTCCAGCTCAAGAAAGCGGCATTGCTAAAACCGTATCGGACGCAGCAAAAAGCGTATCCGACACGCTTGGGTTATCATCCTCTTCCGAAAAAAAAGAAGGCGGAAAACGAAAGAAGAAAGGGTCGCGATCTAAACGGAAATAAAAACGTCACATTTCCTCTCGAGTAATTATACAATGAACACATCTACAGTTTCGTATGACCCAAAATCTCTGCAAAATTCATTTAGCGTATATAACTCCGCGGTCGACAATGCGTCATTTAATGCCTCGAAATTTGGCGCAAAAATGAACGGCGGAAAACGCACGGCAAAAAAGACTCGTTCAAAAAGCCGCAAAATGTACAAGCGAGGACGCATTGGAAAAGGCCGACGCACGAGAAGACATTAGCCAAACGCTGATCGAATGTGTCGAGTATCCAACGGGCATTAGTCTGTTGACGTTAGATCACCGTAATGTGCAATGACAAAATCCTTGCACATTAATCAAATGCTACCGAAATATATAAAGAGCGACCACAGTTTTGCAAATATGTTTTTTACAAATGATGAACCAAATATTATAATTCAATTGCTCACCACTTATTTTTCAACAGAACAAGTCACCACAATAACGCTCATTATCCTCTCGCTTATCGTGAACGGCATTCAAGCTCACGGCATTTCACGAATATCGGCAGAAATGGTGCAATCCGTCGAAAACAACAACAAATTGCTCACATCTAAAATATTCACCTATTTATGTCTAGCGTTTTTTCTGTTTCTCCTCCTGAATTTAGCATATAAGTATTTGCAGAACCGGCTTCTCATAAAAATGCGACAGTGGATAAGACACACGATGTTGAAGTTGCTTCTGGATTCAAACAAAGAAAATATGGACGAAATCAACTATCCGCGAATCAGCTCGCCAATTAACCGAACCGCGTCTGTGTGCTTTTTGCTGTTTAGCAACATTTTCAACCTGATTTTGCCGAATCTGAGCTTCGTCATCATAGTAATGGCATTTCTGTTTATTACTCAGCCTGAATTAGGCGCCATATTTTTAATTGGAAATGCCATAATAGCCGCAATTGTCGTGTTTAATTGGGAAACAATGTTTTCCAAAAACAAGGCCGCCGTTGCAGTGGAATACGACAATGAAGCGCGACTCCTGGAAATACTGCACAATTTCGACAAAATCATATATCGCGGACAAACCGAAAGCGAATCGGCGTTATTTGGCGAAAAAACGAGCGACGCCATTAACAAAGCGATGGATTTTCAATCCACGTTGGAAGTGTATGGAATGTATGTGAATGCCATAGCGTCGGGTACAGTCGCGCTCATATTGTGGCAGTTGATATCGATGTTTTATTCGAAACGCGTATCGGCGACGTATTTCATCACGGCTCTGACAATGCTGGTTCTTTACCGCGACAAAATGGGCGATGTTATGCAAATGATACCTGATTGCGTAGAATTCATCGGGCGGACAAGCACGGTTTTACAGCATTTCAAAGACGTGTCTATTCAGCGCGTAAATTCGGAGTTTGAAGAACGGGACCTGCCATTCCACGAAATCCGGTTCGAAAACGTCGCGTTTAAATACAAGTCGGGTAAAGCCGACGTTATTTCTGGTCTGACGATTCGATTGGACACGGCGAATCACGACATTATTGGAATAACCGGACTGTCGGGCAAAGGAAAATCGACCATAATGAAGATTCTGTTGAAACTGCATTCCGCGCGAGAGGGGGCGGTTTACATAGACGGCGTAAATATCGACGAGGTTTCGCCGGATTATATTCGCAAAAACGTGACATTCGTCAGTCAGAACGGGAAACTGTTTGACCGCAAAGTGATTGAGAATATTATGTATGGCTGTTCGCATCCGACGACTTGTTCGGAGGAGCTGAAACGCGTTCTGAAATACCCGAAAATCCGCGGCCTATTTGAAAATATCGACCTCGCGAATAAACAATCCGGTAATTTGGGCGAGAATTTATCGGGAGGACAGAGACAAGTGGTGAATATTATTGGCGGATTGATCAACCCGTCGAAGATATTGGTATTGGATGAACCGACGAATGCATTGGACCCGTCGTTGAAATGGGAGATTATCAGGTTGATACAGGATTATAGTGTGAAAAAGAACGCGATTATTATCATTACGCACGACAAGGAATTGGCGCCGATATTTAATAGTACGGTGAATATTTAATGTCTGGACATCAAATTTGAGATTGGATTAAAATATAATTTATTTGCGTAAATTATAATGCCACGTAGTATTGAAAAAAACAAAAATTTACAAACACATCTATTAATAAACCCTGCATATGCAAATCAAGTTACAGAAAATAATTTAAATGCGTTGGAATTCGGTATACAATTAGATAGTGCAAGTTATGATACAGTGTGTGATGATATTTATACGTTGGTTATTACAAATCAACTCTGTAAAACTGAACAAAATGAAATAAAAATAGATGACGCGCAAAAAGCATTTAAGAACGCCCACTTATTATTATGTTTTGGCAACCGTCACAACAACTCAATACGTAATATTGACGGGTTTGCTTTATTGACAACTCGACGGCTGTCAATTTACGTGAATTTGATATGTACCAAGAAGGGATTTGGAAAAATGTTAATTGACGCTATAAGTTGTATTTGTCTACAAATGTCAAAACGCCAGATCGAATTAGATTCTGTTGAATCTGCAATTGGATTTTACGAAACAGTCGGATTTACGCCTATAAGCGTCGACGGCAAGCAAATGGTAAAACGCCTAGTGGACATTGAAGAAAAGTATTGTGATTTTCCAACCAGTCGCCAACGGGGGGGGGGGCAAGCGCACATTCAAGACGAGACCGCGCAAAATAAAAAAACAACGAAAGACGATGCGTAGCAAAAGAAAGACTCATTTTTCTAAAAACTATAACTTTAAACGCACATAAATGTAATATTATATAATTTATAACGCCTTTCGAAATCTTGCAAATACACTCAAATATATTTTTAATAAAAAATGGAACAACTATCACTGTCGATCATCAATCTCAGAACAAACAAAGAAACCGCTCTGGCCGCGCAACAGATTTATCTCAACAAATCGCCCTTCTTCCAACGCTCATATGAAGCCTGGGACGACAAATTGCGCACCCGGTTTATCGAATCCATTATTCTGAACCGCGCCACCAATCCAATATGGACGGTTCTGAATGACGTCGACGAATCCGAAGAAATCCTCGACGGAATGCACCGCATCACCACCGCCCTCTCGTTCTTAAACAATGAATTCGCCATCAATAAAACCCACCTCTTGACTTTAGACGCGGAGAAATACCACAAACGCACATTCAAAGAACTGGACGCCGACGACCGGGCCAAGATTCGCAACTACAATTTCACATTTAACAAACTCGATTCGTCTTACCGGACCGACCTCAATAAGTTGAAAGATATGTACGAGATTCTCAACCGGTCCAGTCGCACCTTAAATGACTACGAGTTTAATAAGGTTATTCTAGGCCCATTCTACGACATTATTGGTGAACACAAAGACCAGTTTGTGCAAAGCGGGTTTTTTGAGAGAACTCGAGATTCGCGTGGAAACATTGAAACCGACATCATTGAGATGATTGCGTTTTCGGATTCGTTGCGAACCCGGTGGCATTCCATTAACCAAATAAAAGACGAGTGGATAACCGAAAATATGGGAGACACTTTCGAAAGCGTGGCAAAATACGCACACGAAAATGGAGACACAATTCGCACAAAACTTGCGTTTATGTGCAAAATCATACCGGAATTTTACCAACGCAAGATGTTCAGCGACGATGCAAGAACGTTTCGACACGCGTTTTCGTGCTACAAATTCATTATTTCACGGTGTTGCCATTTGGTGCCGAACTACGCGGTGTTTAATCGCATATTGCCGGCAATCGTTGAACAATTTCGCCAACACGTCTTGGTAGAAGATATCCAGGCCAAATTGGAATGCACAAGTCGAAGCGGCGGGTTTCAGCGCAAAGTAATCGAGAGGATTGACGCGATTTTAGAGAAGGAAGTCAATGCCGAAGGATCCGTCCGCAGATTCACTAAAAAGGCGATTGACGATAAATTGGCCGAACAATCGAATGTGTGTCCTCTCTGCAATTTGGCCATTTTGGCGACGGATAAATACGAAGGCGACCATATTGTGCCTTGGACCGCCGGCGGAAAAACTATCGCGGATAATTTACAGGTAGTTCACAAAAGATGTCATCAACTGAAATCGGTTTAGATTTGTAGTATTTACGGACATAACGCAGTGAGTACGACCTCAGCGCCTTCGGTGCAAGCGGAGTCAAGCAGTAAATTTTAATGACGAAACGACAAAAAATATTTAATTTTTTGTCATTTATATTATTGTTTAAAATTTATCTACGGTTACTACTTAAGGTCTTCTTCACTCGTAATTCGATTAAAATGGTTGCGCATTTCGACTGCAATTAAAAATGCAACCATAAATCCATAATATATTCCATTGCCGTACAAAAAATTTGTTTTCATATAAGAATCGCCTATGCAAACTATGTGGGTGTGTAAAAATTGGGCTATTGCGTTTTCTGGTAATACATTTCCGACATTCACATTATATTTTAAACCTTTGTTCCGCGAATCTACTTTTACCAACTCGCTAAAGGACGGATTTCCCCCTCTTATGACAAAAAGATTATCAATAATTTGATTTTCCGGGTAGTCAACCATTGAATAAAATACGTCTCCGTAAAGCGAACGGACAACAAATCCAACTTTTTTGGAACCATCGCTAACTGAAAAATAATCATCTGATATGTTAGTAGTTACAATACTATGTCCGCTATATGGTATGTATTTCTCCGGCAAAAGCCGCGTTCGCTCATTGAATAATTCTGGACGCATACGTCCACCAGTGGCGTCAAAAATCATTTTCGTTTGTGAGTTAACGTACGTTGGTAATGTTTGTAAACTAATTGTTTCAGTGTAAATAATATTCACCCCGATTTGTTGGGCGTAATTTGCGAGTTTGTACTCTAAAATATTTATTGGGACCGTAGTTATAATTTCGTCTAAAAATGCAATAAATGAAAATTTGTGATCTTTGCATTTAAACTCGACAGGTAGATTTGAAATTAAATCTAGATTTGAAATTAAATCTAAGTATTTTTGTTGTTCATAATCATTAATTGTTGGATACTTTTGGGAGTAATAATCTTTAATTATTTCGTATTCCTTTAATATATTAACATTTAACTTGCTAACGATTAAAACGTTACCTCGTTCTAAACTTCTTTTGTTATCATCTGAGTGGCGTTTTTCTAAAATATGTATTTGGTGCGAAGGGAATAACATTTTCAAAATAATCCCCATATACAATCCGACTGGACCTCCCCCAACAATTACAAAGTTCGGATTTTTGGTTATTGGTTCATTATTTGGATCAAAACTGAGTTGTTTTAAGGTGTCGGTATTTAAATGCCGGTCGGCAGGAAACTGGTAAGTTACTTCTCCACCTTTTCTAGTTTTTTTATATTCGAACATTTGTGAAATTGGAATAAAATCGGGAGAATCAGATTTAATTGTGATTGACATGTAAATGTTTTTAATAGTATTTATTAATTCTTCATTGCCCCCCCCCTTATTACGTTTTGTAATTCGTTTCTTGCGATGGTATCTTTTTTTATTTTTAGATGGCATCTTTTTTAAATTATTGCGTATCTTTGCTGTTGTCCTAGCCATTCTATACAAAAATAACAGAAATAAATTCCGAACCAAGGCGATGTGATGCTGTCATTATTGTCAGTTTCACATATACAAATTTATAATGCAGTAAGGCAAGGGATAAAATTGGTCACGAATGCAATTATAATTTATTCTAATAGAGTTTATGATTCTTCCTCTAAATGGTCCATCAACACCATACACTTTTTCAGACCGATGGGTTTTGTTGCGTCTGCATGTTCGTCGTCTTCCGAATCTGAATGTTCTTTTACACATTGAGGTCGATTAGTATAATTCGAAGCAGCGTTCTTGTACACCAACTTCCACTTTGTCATATCTGAAAATCCCTCATATTTCGTGCTGTCTATTGCCTTAATAGTGTAACCGCATTTCTTGTAATACCTCCGCCGCTTCGTCCATTGATTCTGGAACACATCGTGCTTGTCAACAATATCAATCACGAGAGGCTTATCGTGTTTCTCTCTCAAAATCCGCCCCACCGACTGCACAATGTCCGTCTTCGGTGTCACCATCACAAGAGTATTCAGCGTTTTAATATCCAGCGCCTCTGCGGCCATAGCATACGTCGCGACGACGACTTGTTTATCCTCTGTCGCTTTTAGAGAGGCTTCTTTCATTCCTCCCACATAATATCCCGCCGTCGCAATCCGTTTGTCTTGAATCGAGTCGTGCAAGTAGGTTAAAATCGACCGATTATGTGCCAGAATCATTATCTGTGCGCCCGGTTGTTCTTTCACCAAATCGGCGACGATGTGGACAATGAAATCGCTCCTCTCTGCATAATCGCATAATTTCACAATCATTGTGCTGTATTTCGGGTTTCCTCGGAAATCGTATTCCACTGCATTGAATTCGGCGTCTTTCGACACGAACTCAATGGCGCGCACTTCGACGTCGTGTTCTTCATCGCGTTCGCCTTTGAAAACCACCTCTCCCAAAAACTGTTTAAAAACATATGTCGTGCCGTCTTTGCGTTCCATTGTCGCCGAAAGCCCGAGCATATACTTCGACACGATTTTGAACAGTGCTCTCGAAAACACTTCGCTCGAAATATGATGCACTTCGTCGATAATGGTGAGGCCGAAACTCTCGAACACTTTCGGGTCGTAATCTTTCATCGAAATGGACTGCAACATCCCAATCACGATATCTTTGTCGGCAATGTCAATTTCCGGGCCTTGGATTCTGCCGACGCGGGCGGTGGGCAAGAACTGGCCGATCCTCTCCACCCATTGGTTTAGCAAGAATTCTTTGTTGACAATGACGAGCGTTTTCTTGCGGAGTTCGGCGATGATTTTTAGCGAGAGGACGGTTTTTCCGAAGGCGCAAGGTAACTCTAGCAATCCGCCGCCTCCTGTATCTGTGGCGCCTAACATCGGGGCGCCTACAGCTTTCATATAAGCAGCAACAACCGGGATCTGAATCGGCCTCAACGACCCCGCAAAAGGCACATCGATATCCTCTCCGCCACTAATTCCGAGTTTCTTCACAGGACCAAATTCGCGTTCGCCGAAGAATCTAGGCACGTAGAATTTGTTCGGTGATTCGCGATAAATCGGATATTCAACCGCATCTGACGGTGCGCCATACCCAACAGCCCCCGCGGCTGGTCTAACAGTCAATTCCTGACGCAGCCGGACAATGCGTTCTTCCGACAAATCCGATTTACAAATCGTATATCCTCTTGGTCCCAAATACGTATTTAGAGAGGTTATTGGTGCCGGCGTTTGTGGTTTCGGGTCTTCTTTGCACAAGGGTTGCTGCGACTTACCCACGGGTTGCGGCTGCTTACCCACGGGTTGCGATGGATTAGATGCAGGTCGCCATTTATACTTGGGCCCCGATGATTTCTTGTAACGATTCATTCTTTGTTTTGCAGAGAGGATTTAAAATTTGTCTACATAAAAATACCGGCGTTACTTTATGCGGTTTTTAAATAGGTTTTAGCGTCTGGAAATTAGGGCGACGGGGCGATTTTGTCTAAACACTCGGAACCTCTCTCATAAAAACAAAAGAATCCACAAAATATATAAATGAGAACATTTGTCATTCTAGCCGTATTTAGCATTTTATTATTCGTGTTGGTAATAATGAAACGCACGTATGTTGCGCAACTTCTCGGACCGGCCATTCCAGAACCATTTGTCGAGAGGATGGAAGATATGAACATATGGTTGAGCCCTTATTAACGTCTGGATTCCATTCGGGAGCTCTGCAAAGCGAATGGAATACAGCGTTTATGTTCCTCCCGAAGAGAGGAGTTTACTCTTCCCTTCGGGAGTCTGGACATTAACGTCTGGATGTATGCGCGAATGCACCAAAATGTAATCGTATAGTATATTTAAGTTTTAATTCCGCGCAAATGAAAATGGACATTCAGTTATTAAAACGACTCGGAGTGGCGGATATTGTAATTCTAGCGGTATTTATTGCATACATTGTATTCCCCGTTTCCACCCCTCCATCTTTGGTTCCAGTGATAGATTCGCCAATCGGTATGGCGATAATGTTTGCGGTTGCGGTCGGACTATTTGTGTATAGAAGCCCAATTTTAGGCGTATTATTCGTATTTGTCGCGTATGAACTGTTGAGACGAAACCATTACGAACCCCCCGCGAGTCCAATCCAAACGGAAACACAGTATCTTGCAAACCGAGTTCCACAAGCGGTCCCCACACAATCTCAGAAAAACGCGGATTTACAGGCAATGAATCCAGCGAAACCGGCTTCTTTAGAGGAAGAAGTGGTTGCTAAAGACGCGCCAGTCGGACAGTCACATTTACCAGTATTCACCAATTCAACATTTCAACCTGTGACCGATCGTTCTCAGCTAGGAATGACGCAAGTATAGAGGTGTTCCAGACACTAATTCACATAACTGGCCAACATTAACATTGAAATGCCGGGCAGCGCCAAAAACAAGATAATTCCGACCGAAAAAAAGACTTTTGGGTCTTTGTCTTTGTCTTTGCCCACATTCGACACACCCAAAATCATAAATACTAGACCTAGGAGAAATCCCACATAAAAAAACGCGGCGGCAATTATTCGAATGGTCGGAGACACTCCAGCCACAACCAATTCTGACTCAGACGAATTGATGGACCCGAAGTATTTAAACATCCCACTCATATTTTTAAATCCAGTTCCCGCTTCGTTCGCAACTCCTTCCAATTTTAAAATGGCGCTCGTCGCCGCAAAATACGCAAGAATTAATCCAATCGCCAGAAAATAATAGATGTCTTTTTTCGTAATTCCGCCTTGTACGATACACATAATCGCCGCCAATATCAACAATATTCCCCAATAAATATTCAAAGTGTAATGATTGGGCTTTGAAGACCCCTCCTCTCCTCCTGCGCCCAACACTTTAGCCAATTTGAATAACCCGGCCAAATTGTACACCGTGGGGCCGATCAAATACGCGCTCCCGGCAATCATCAACGACATCATTAAGAATGTGATTGTATTTGCAGTGTCGGTCTGTTTGGCCGAATCATTCATCGTCGGGTTTGGATACGCAATTCCATTTTCGTCTAACAAGTCACAAGACATCACCCAATCTAAATCTTGTTTTGCAATTGTAGCGGGAATGGTGGCATCCAATTGCAGATTTGTGATTGCGGATTGGTAGCCGTTCGTCAATGAAGTTTTCACAGGTATAACACACGTTTTTTCGGGAACTACGACGGTAATTGTGTGATTTTGAGACGAAGATACGTTCGCCTCTCCTGGTTTTAAATATTTATGCAGATCCAATTCAACCGACCCGCCCTTCATCAAATTGTCCACATCCGATTCTTCCTTGCCTGGAACGAGATGTATTGCAAAGAATAACACGTCGGATGAATCGTCATTTGCGTCGGCTAGACATTTAATGATTAAGTAGGGCGAGCTCGACTGTTTCGTAATGTACAACGACTTTGCATAATAATTGATGTCATTGAGTCTCAGATTTGGCGGAGTGTTTTGCAATTTCGTAATAATGATTTCTTTGGTGGAATAGTCATTCGCGGCTAGGGTTACGGTGATGGGCGCAAAACTGTAATATACTGGAATTGTCATTATATATATTCATGTCCATTTCATTGTCGTGATGGAAATGAATGATCAAACTGGGATATAATTTAGCGTGGCGTTTTCGTAAATCGTGGCCCTAAACGTCTCTTCGTAACCTTCCACATACACCGTATCTCCATTGTATATTCCGTCGCAACCGTATTCTCCGGTACAACTTCGACCGTTTACGCTAATCGGCAATTTCGCATTGAAAGACGCACCGCCGCTATTTGACATTGTGTAGTACTGCCATTTATCGCGGCCGTTGAGAAGATTGCGGCCAAATAATGGCAAAATGAGAGGGTCGTCGCCTCTTCCTCCTCTCGAATGTTTTGTCAAAATGCCGATTTGTCGGTAAGGAGTATTTGCCGTGCTGGTTCGTATGTTTACAGGGACACCTACGCCTAAAGGAACGCTCACGTCAATAGTGTTAAGAGGCGGAATGTATGGATTTTGTAATGATGCGGATCCTCCCACATCCACGTATCGCGTCGTCGTCGTCGGCGTCGGCAGCGCGTTCATTATTATTGCACGTGTCGAACCATTTTGTTGAGAGGCTGCGGCCGGTTTAAATTGTATATAATACAAATAGCCCACGCTCACTATCAACAGAATTAAAACACTGAGTGTTATATTTTCTATGCAAAACACGCCACCTCCTGGAGTTGGAATGCATTTTTTTGCCATTTAAACGCGAATGGTATACATTAACCATCGAGGTTTTGTCAAGCGTTAATTCATCGCCTTGTTAAATGCTCTGCCGGACGCCTTCGCCATCGGAGTCGCGACTTTCATATATCCCGGCATCCTGACAGAAAAATCGTAAGATATTATGTCGCCCACGCTTTTTATGGCCCAGACGTCAACAAGCACGTCTTTTAACTTCACCGGTTTTCCAAAACAAGTGTAGCAGAACAATTCAATTGGGTATGGCCATCTCAATAGGTTCACTTTTGTATACGTCGCCTGGAGATCGTCAATTTCGTGCATACGCTCAAACATAAGGTCGATTTCTGGTGTCATATCGTATCCGATCAGCATTTCGATGACATACGCCGACAGCGGAAAAATTAAAAACATCACTGACAATGTAAACGTGATCGCGTGGACTAATATGCAACCCGCGATGGTTGTAATTGTAAAACTAAGTATACATAAAAAATATTTTACAATCAAACTCGCTATAGTTACGATGAGAAGCCACAAATCTTCCGCCGCTAAACCGACTGACAGTCCTAAACCTTCCACGCTCATACCCAGCGCCATTGTACCAGTCGTCAATCCTTCCGCGATTCGAGCCAAACGAACCGGCAATTTTATGATCCCAAGTATGAGTCCAATCAACTGTTTAATTAATCCCCCGGTGGGTCCTTTTCCTGCGATTTTGTCCACGTCCGTCGAGTACGAAACGTTTTGAACTTTGCTCATTTGCGAATCGAATTTGTCTAGTCCGCGGTTCATTACGCCATTGGCGTCACTCATCACGGAATCTAATTTACTTTGTTGGTCGGCGCCAATGATGTCCCCATTTGGCGCGAAATCGGCCATAGACGACGCAGCTCCGGACAATTTATCTTGGAATTTGTCGTATTTGTTTAAATATCCCGTGAATACTTTGGATTCTTGTAAATTCTTTAAATCCAACTCTGCAATCATTTTCGACGGCGCGTAAGTTAAAATAATGCGTTAAATTATAATGTCGCGACTCCCGAAAGGATATTTACTATGCGCTGAGGTCGCACTCACTGCGTTATGTACGTGAATACTACAATCGACACTCCATCGAATCTACAAATCAAAGAACGAAAATATATGTCCAAAGCCCTTTATTATTTCGCTGATCGGGCCGCCGATGTTCGTGGGTAACATTATGAATATGTCGTCGAATAAACTTCCAGCGGCTTTCCGAAACCCACTGGTGTCCCCCATCGAACTACAACGATAACATAATTTTAATAATGGTTCGGGATATTTAAATATGTGAATTGTCGTGTTGTCATAAATCATGTCGTCAATTACCTTTACGAGCTTTAACGTGGCGAAAAACGTTTCCACGCAACCAATTCCTGTCCAAGCTTTAACCAGAAAAACCATATCAATGATAAACAGAAACGATACTATTACAGCAATCACAATAAAAACGGCGATGTCTATGAAATAGAATACCACGCATTTCGGAATATCAAGTAGTTTTTGAACTGTGCAGATGAGCAATTTAAACAAATAAACACACAATTGGACGATAAACACACCTGTGTCGATTCCCACAATCATTGCCATAATAGCGATATTTGCTATCAATTCTCCGATTCCAGTCGGGACCTCTTTCAACCCGGCCGCAATCGTTTTCCCTTTTTTTGCTATATTTATTCCGGTCTTGACTATTTTCTTAATCATTTTCAAAATATTGTCGTCACTTTCGTCCGAAGCGTCCACGCCTTCTCCGTCTTCAGCGGATTCGCTTTCTTTATTTTTCGTATTTTCCTCTGCGCGTTGCTGTGCGGATTTTGCTTGGTCTTGCATTGAAGACGACCCCGCCGCTGCCGCCGTAGTGGCGTCAGACACCACACTGGCTAATTTACCTACATCGTAATCAGACGGATTGATTTGTGTTGGCATATAAGATTGCGCGGCGGTCAACGACTTCAACATATTCGAAAACCGACTGTCTGTGTTTGTTACCTCTCCATTCGAGCTCGGTTGCGGATATTCCATTTTGAAAAAGCGTTGTTATATTATAATTATGATTGAATTTTAATATTCAGACTCCATTCGAGAGGAGTTTACTCCGTATGTCTGGACATTAAACGCTGATTATTTTTCTTCTAATTTTTTTAATCTTTCATCTACAATTTGTAGAATATTATAAATTGCTTCTAAATGTGTAACAAGTTCTTGGTCATAATATTTTGCTAATGGAACTGATTTAGAATAACGATTATTAACAATGGCAGTTTTCTTTTCAGTTAATACATCATTTATAATGTTAAAATTATGGTCAATTGATGTTTTTTTATCACTTTCATCTTTTTCTTTTTTTTGTTTTTCCAATTCTAATATTCTTAATTGTAATTGTCGTATTTCTTCAATGACTGAACTCATCTTAATGTCTGGACATAAGGAAATATAAATATTATGTGTGTTGATTATTTATATTTATATTTCAATTTTATTATAAAATTGGTGTTTGAAATGTTACGCATTTGGACATTCTAATTCACTACTCGACTCTGCGTTATGTCCGTGAATACTACATATAATTTGCCTTTTATTTATTAATGTCCAAAGGCGTAAAACTGTTGACATCTTACAGTATTATTTCGCCTTCATTCCCTGTTTCAATCCGTCAATTGTTTTTGCAGTAGTTTGAATGGATTCAATTAACTGTTCTGCTCTCTCCATTGCAGGTTCGATTGTTTGAAACCCGCTAATAATACTGTTTTGCACGCTCATCAATTCTACTGCATCGGTTTTTATGTTGTCGATTAATTTTACTTTGTCGTGAGTCTTTTCTGCACCACCAACCAATGAGCTTCCGCTGTTTGACTCCAGAGTAGCTGAACTATTTGTTTGCATTGGATTATTTGACGCGTCTTTTGCACCAGCAGATGTCGAATCTTTTGCACCAGCAGATGCGCCAGCAGATGTCGAATCATTTGCACCGGCAGATACATCATCTTTTGCACCAGTGGCCCCTTCTTGGAACCCTTCTGCTATACCACTTCCTCTCAAAACCGCACGAATAATGGCAGACAATGCCAGCGCGATGACCAAAATCACAATCATATTTTTGTTAAAAAACGCAGTGACAAATCCAATTAAAATGAACAAGACACAATATAAATAATCTTGGTTTACGGCCTCTCGCAGCAAATTGAACAACGCTACTATGAAAACAAAATACAGAACGTATTTATTGTGTAATGCGCCTTTTGCTACCGTAGGAAGATTCAGTTTCTTAATCGCTTTGTTTATAAATGACTTTTGTGGCATTATTTCTAAATACGAAATGATATAAATTACCGTATTATTTTTTCGTTCATTCGCGTCCAGTCCATTTCCCTGTGAGAGAACCCAGACATAAACAGTACACTCTGGACGTCCAGACGTTAATCTTCCTGTTTATAAGCTTCCGGAGTATCGTAAGCCGCGTATATTTCCAAAACCTCTCGAACAACCTCCTCGCGTTGGATATCGGCCCGGTCGAATTCAAAACTACTAATGCTGTCGCTCCTCTTGCCCTTCAGTTTCGACAAAAAATCGTCTAGGCCATTCAAAGAATCAATGCGGTCGAATTGTTCTAAATCACCTGTAACCACGATCCGACTATTTTCGCCCAACCGCGTCAACAACATTTTCATCTGTGAAATGGTCGAGTTCTGCATTTCATCCGCCACTATCCACGCGTTCTTAAAAGTGCGGCCTCTCATATATCCTAAAGGCGCAATCTCGATCGCCTTTTCTTCCATCAACGTCGTCACTTCAGCGGGCGACAGAAAATTATACAAAATATCGTAGATCGGTCTCACCCAAGGCGCCATTTTATCTTCTAGAGTCCCCGGCAAATATCCGAGGTCTTCATCCACGCTCACGGAAGGTCGAGTGAAAATCAGCTTCTCGACCACGCCGGTTAAAAATTGTCGAACTCCATATTCCGTCGCAAACAGCGTTTTTCCGGTTCCCGCCGGTCCAGTGCAAACCACGATTTTTTTGTGGCCGTTTCGGAGCGCGTCGACGTAGTCTTGTTGATGAACATTCTTCGGCACCGTAAAACTGGATTCGAATTTCTGTTTTTCTTTCGCCGACAGATGCTCCATATTTCCATAATATTGGCGCGTGAGAGGAGCAGGGGACGTCAACACTTCGAAATAATTGGCCGATTTAAGCTTATTCTCTTCTTGCGCCAAATCTTCGTAATAAAACGTCAATTCTGAGCGGTCTATGTGTTTTTTGTTTTTTCGGTGTCCTCTCTTTCGTCGCGGCGGAATTATTCCTATCGGGAGATCATCTTGCATTATTTTCGTTTGGATGCAGAACCGGCAATATATACTAGACGCCCATTATCGCTAAATGGATTCAATTGCGCGCTGACAATAGAATTATTATTTTGGCGCCAAATGTGTGTATTTCTCACAGAAGATATACCAAAAAGGAAATAAAATAGCCCGTCTATATTATTTAGCATAAACTATGTCAGACATCAACAATCAATCCGCCGACAAAATCCCGCTCGATGAATGCAGTGCCATCGCGGCTGAATCCGAAAAGCCCAAACGCCCTCCCGCGGACATAGAGCCGATTTTGCGAGAGGACGAAGCCCGATACGTGATGTTCCCCATAAAACACGACGATGTGTGGAAAATGTACAAAAAACAGATCGACAGTTTTTGGCGCGTAGAGGAGATTGATTTGTCGAAGGATTTGGTGGATTGGGATAGATTGACGACAGACGAACAGCATTTCATCAGTAAAGTACTCGCATTCTTCGCCGCGTCGGACGGCGTAGTGATGGAAAATCTGGCGGAGCGGTTTATGAAAGACGTTCAAATGGCCGAAATCCGCGCATTTTACGGATTCCAGATAATGATGGAGAACATCCACAGCGAGATGTATAGCGTGTTGATTGACACCTACATAAAAGGCACAGAGGAGAAAGATAAGCTGTTTCGTGCCGTGCAGACACATCCGAGCATTGCGCTGAAAGCGAACTGGGCGAAGAAATGGATAGGGGACAATCGGTCGTCGTTTGCCGCGCGTTTGGTTGCATTTGCGTGTGTAGAGGGCATTTTCTTCAGCAGTTCTTTTGCGGCCATTTACTGGGTGAAGAAGCGCGGTCTGATGCCGGGGCTGACACTTTCCAATGAATTCATTTCTCGCGACGAAGCTCTGCATACTGAATTCGCGGTTCTGTTGTACAGCAAACTCGAGAAGAAGCTGGCGAAGAAACGCATTTTGGAAATCGTGAAGGACGCGGCGGAGATTGAGAAGAAATTCGTAGAGGATGTTTTGCCCGATCGATTGATGGGAATGAATGCGAAGTTGATGTCGCAATACGTGGAGTTTGTTGCGGACCGTTTATGTTTGCAACTGGGGTACGACAAAATCTACGGGTCGCAGAATCCGTTTGATTTTATGGAGTTGATTAGTGTGGAGACGAAGGTGAATTTCTTCGAGAGGACGAATTCGGAGTACGCGCTGGCGAATAAGGTGGTGGACAAGAACGTGTTTGATTTCGCGGCGGAGTTTTAGATGGGCTGGTAATATATATCGAAATTATTATGCCGGCTAGAACTCGGAAAAACAAGCACAGGAAACGTAGAAGAGCGTCTTCTCGGAAAAATAAACAGAGATATGTGAGGGGGGGGGGGGGGGCTTGGTGAATGGCTTAAGCCCAAGAATGACGTTCCTCCGGGATTCATTGAACTTAAGGGATTCGGGATTGGTCGTATGCGGGGCAACGTAAACATTGATAAATATGCCGACAATGCCGAAATGCAACTTAGATCTAAAGAAAAAAATGAAATACAAACATACACAGTTGCAAGATTCAAACGGGAATATCCTTCCTACAATGAAATACTGACGGAAGCACAACTAGACTACCATATTTACATCGAAAACAAACTCAAACAAAAATAATAACGATATAATCCATTTTTACCGAGAGGGTCTGCGTTAGAATTAGTAACCTCTCGAAATCCATTCAAAAATTGAATCAGAATTACAATCAAGACATTAATAATATCAAACCAAAAAATCCAAACTCAAATAAACGTCCAGGGAACAATGTCAGTAAAAACAAACAACTATCACACGCCAACGCCTGTGTGCAAACACTGCAAGAACCTAAACGCGAAAGACTCTCGGATACCATACGACCACTGGCTGCGCGAGAGTCCTGACCCAAAATCGCGCATTGTATGCCCCAAACTAAAATGCGTAGAATGTTCCTGGTGTGGCGACTACGCCCACACAAAGAAATATTGCAAAGATCTCATAAAATACATCCAAGAACGCAATGGAGTTTACGTGGCCGAGAACGCGACGAATGTGCTTCCGCGTCGAAATTGCGTAATGCCAACCAACACATTCGCCATTTTGAGTGAAATCGACTCAGACATTGAAGAGGAATCGACTTATGCGAAGGAGTGCTACGACGCGGATATACTAATACGCCCACCTTCGCCTTTGGCGCCGCCGCCTCCACATATCGGCATTTTCTCGCCATCGCGCATTTCAAAGACCGGATTTCCAGCATTGTCTTCCAATCCAAACAAAAACAAGAGTCGGCCTGCTGCATTCTGGGCAGATCCAAGGTAAGTGTTCGCGTACAAAAACATAAAGATTTTTTGTTGTAATATCCATCAATACAAAATGTGTGGAATATTCGCCCTCTTGAATTACGAACAAAAATACCCCAAGGATTTTGTCCATGCGCAATTCGAAAAAGGGAAAGCGAGAGGTCCCGACCATTCGACTATGCAGAAGGTCGATTGTAAGCTCACGTTCGGATTCCATCGTCTCGCAATCAACGGCCTAAACGCAGAATCCAATCAACCTCTCGAGAAAAGCAATTTGATGTTGATTTGCAACGGCGAAATCTACAATTACAAAGAATTATATGCTCTTATGGCCGCCGACGATCCGCAAGTCGCCCCCAAAACGCAATCGGATTGCGAGGTGATCCTCTGGTTGTACGAGAGGTACGGAATCGAACAGACGTTGCGGATGCTGGACGGAGTCTTTGCATTTGCTCTGTTAGATCAGCGATTCCAATTAGGCGAATCTGCTCTGTATATTGCGAGAGACCCTTATGGCGTGCGTCCTCTCTACAGTATTCGACAAATATCCACGCATCCGGAATGGTTGAATGACGAGCTGACGATTGGATTCGCATCGGAATTGAAAGTCCTCTCGGGGTTCGCGGAAAATAATTATAGTAAATACGAGGCCGAGCATTTTGTGGCCGAGCATTTTGCACCCGGCACGTATTCGAAATACATATATTCTAACCAAGTCTGTTCGGAATGGAAACCGTTGATAACAAACGCAGTGTACCATAGCCAAGCATTTGGCAACACATACGAGTCATTGGATTCGGATGAAACACGCTCCCAAATAATCGCCGGAATACAGAGGCATCTGATAAGCGCGGTGGAAAAACGGTGTTCTGCGACGGAGCGTCCGATTGCGTGTCTCCTCTCCGGAGGATTAGACAGCAGCTTAATTACGGCGCTAGTGAGCGAATATCGCCACAAAAACGGGCTCGGTCCAGTGGAAACATACAGTATTGGTTTGGCAGATTCGCCCGATTTGAAATATGCCAAAATGGTCGCCGACCATTTGGGAACAAAACACACGGAGGTGATTCTCGAAGAACGCGATTTCTGTGAAGCCATTCCGCGCGTGATCGAGGCCATCGAGAGTTACGACACGACTACCGTTCGAGCGAGTATCGGCAATTTTTTGTTGGGCGAATATATTGCAAAACACAGCGACGCGAAGGTGATTTTCAACGGCGACGGTTCCGATGAATTGACGGGGGGATATCTTTATATGAAATGCGCACCAGACGCAATCGAGTTCGACCGCGAATGTCGCCGACTCTTGACAGATATACACAAATTCGATGTGTTGCGATCCGACAAATCAATATCCTCTCACGGATTAGAACCGAGAACTCCGTTTTTGGACCGCGAATGGACGCAGTTTTATCTGTCGATTTCCCCGGCCATTCGTCGCGGCGCGCAAACCGATCCGGAGAAATATCTGTTGCGCACGGCGTTTTCGAACGACCATTATCGCCCGGCGTCGCGGCTGGATTCATTATTGCCGGACGAAGTATTGTGGCGCAAAAAAGAGGCATTTAGTGACGGCGTCAGCTGCGAATCCCGGTCACTGTACGTGATTCTACAGGAGTATTCCAAACAAAAGGTGAATTACGACTCGAATTGCAAAATAAGGGCGATTATGTTTTCGAAGAATTGTCCCCAAACCTCTGAACAATTATATTACAGAACCGCGTTTGAATCTTGTTACCCAGGGTTCGGCGACGTGGTTCCGTATTTCTGGATGCCGAAATATGTAGAGGCCACGGACGCGAGCGCAAGAACGATTCATAGCGACAAAACGCATTAATGTCTGGACGTCGAGTTCGCCTACAAATACGGCGTTTCGTCTAAATGCGTGTTTAATAATTTTGTTGCGCAGGTTTCATACCATTTTGTTTTTCCCGGAAAATGAAAAAAAGCGGGATACGCGGAATTGTTCGGATTGTGGTACATCTTACGTTCGTCGTTCCATTTCGGTTCGTCGTACATAACACAAAATAATTCATTCCGGTAGTCTAATTTGTAATTTTTAAACTCGCCGTTCATTATTTTTTGTGTAATTAACCCCTGATCGTCGTCGCCGGGTTTCATATCCATTATGGAAAACATATTTTTAAAATTTTTACATTTTCCAAACATAATCCCAAAATTTAAAAACACGTATTCAGATTCAATGTCGCCTTTTGCAGCGTTAAAATGTCGTTTTATGTCGTCAATGTATTGACGCATCTCTGACTCATTGCCTTTAAATTCGTCGCCAACGTTACAACACACGGTTTCCGAGTTGAATACTATTTTGTCCGGTTCGCATAAATGAACCGCAGTCTGCATAAATTCGGCGTTGGATTTATTTGGGATGACGTCGCGTCCGTCTAAAAACAACACGTACATTTCATCCTCACAATCATTTAACGATTGGATAAACTTTTGCGTGCGTCCGTACCAGCCATTCCATATGTCGCCTTTTCCAAGAATTGCATAATCATATCCAAATTTCGAAAGCAGTTTTTCTAAATTATTCGTTCGAGTTTCATCCGTAGAATTTTCGTATATAAACACTTTTAATTGTGCATTTTGTTGAGGTTCAAATGATTCATTTCGATTGAATAGTAAAACAAACGACAATGCGCATAGTATAACCAACAAAAGTATTGATATTGTTATTATGTAACTTCGCTTTTTCATTTACAGTATTTGGATATTTTTGACGTTTATTGTCGTCTTATCTTAATGAAACTGGCCGGGTTCAATTTCAAACCGAAAATCCAAACACGATTTTATTATGATATACAAGATCTTGATCATTTTGTGATATTGAGCGCCATCGAACCGATTCTGCGCGCAAGTGACGTGGCGAGAGGATACGTGGAACGCGAATGGGTTATTCGCAAATACAAAAATGCAATTAGCCATATTCGATTGACACCTCGGTCTTGCTTAGTAGAGTATTTAGTCGAATCTCTAAAGGCAAATCTTACCCCGGTGGAAACGCGGCGATTGTATGTGCGATAAAAAATGGACGTGGCGTCTACAAATACAATGAATATGCGTACTTACCTGGACATTAGTGTTTCTTGTTGTTCTTCTGTGAACGGCGATGAACTCCACAGAAATCGCTTCCTTTGACTCGACGGCGGTCACACGAATCGCATTTGTAGACAAAATGTCCCTCACCTACGAGTAGTTTGTTTGCACGCCAGGCACGGCTAGATTCGTCAAAGTCGATATCTACGTCGTATTTTGATGCGACACCGAGTCTTTGTTTCTGGCCAAGACTTGCTACTACGTTTTGAGCCGGCTCCGATGCGGGTAGCAAAGTTAATAAACCAGACAAATTAATTGGAGCGACGCGGGCGTATTTAAATTTGCGCGTGCTTAAATCTTCGTCGTCCTCTCCGAATGTAGAGGTGCTATCGTTGTCTGAATCCTCGCAAGTGTTTTTAAAATCTGGCAAGATGCGTTTTCGAATCTGCTTGGATGGTCTGTCGATTTCCTCTATTTTGACGCTGGGTCTTAATGGCGTGTGTAATGCTTGAGATTGATTTCTGGTCTTAGAACGAGTTTGCATTTTAAAGATAGATATTCAAGTTGAGATATTCAAGTTGTGTAAAACAAAGAGTAGATGATGATTGTCGAAAGATAATCATCTTCAAAAAGTCTTTCAATTTTCATAATTTAGACCGTAGGTAGCATCTTAGACCATAGGTATCATATTAGACCATAGGTAGCATCTTAGACCATAGGTAGCATCTTAGACCATAGGTAGCATCTTAGACCATAGGTATCATCTTAGACCATAGGTAGCATCTTAGACCATA